CGGAGATGCGTAATTCTAACGGAGAGAGCAACACGGCAATTGCACGCTATACGCTGGCAGTTGACAGACGCTACAAGCGTGAAGGCGAAGCAGGCGCTGACTTTATCAGCTGTGTGGCGTTTGGCCGCAGTGCAGAGTTTGCAGAAAAGTATTTCCGCCAGGGCTTGAAGGTAGTGATAACCGGTCGCATCCAGACCGGGAGCTATACCAACCGGGATGGCAACAAGGTCTATACAACAGACGTGGTGGTTGAGGATCAGGAATTTGCGGAAAGCAAAGCGGCGGCACAGAGAAACCGGGAAGAGAGCAGCCAGGAACGACCGGAGCCGATGCCGGTGGATGCGGATGGGTTTATGAACATCCCGGAAGGTTTTGACGAAGAGCTGCCATTTGCATGATGGGAAAGCAACAATGGACAGGAGGAAAGCGAGATATGAATATTGGAAAAGCACAGGCTGTTTTTGAACAGATTAAAAATGACAAATACAGCGAGGACGAAAAGCTTCAGGCAATTTGGCTTGTACTGGATATGCCGACACACAACGGTATTACAAAAGATACAATACTAGAAGCGTTCCGCTGGCTTTTTGATTATGCGATAGAGATCGAATAGAGATCGAAGTGAAGGAAATGGTGAAGAAATGGTAGGAAAATGTGCTTTACCATCGGACTTTTGTGGACATGATGAATGCTGCATATGTTGCCCTGAGAATGAGAGCTGCAATACACAATGCGGAGAAAAAGACGAACATGAATATGCAGAGAGTTGTCCTTATTGCTGGGCATCGGAAACCGGAAAGGCGTATGGCGGAAAGCAGAAGACATTGAGAGGGAAAGAAGAGACAGGAGAAAAAGATGTTCATACAGGAAGATGATCTAAAATTAAATGATTGGCAGTTTAGCCAGAGAAAATATTTACCGTATAAGGTAAAGAAAACGCTTGCGGAACGCAGAATCAAGGAATGGTATTACAACTGGGATGGTCAAGTATATTTGAGCTATTCTGGTGGCTTGGACAGCACAGCATTGTTGCATATGATAAGAAAAACCGTAGGGTTGGAAGTCCCGGCAGTATTCTCAAATACTGGTTTGGAATTTCCTGAGATAGTAAGATTTGCACGTCAGGCCAGCGGGGAATTTGTTGAAATATATCCCAGATGGAAAGACGGAAGCAGATTAACATTTAAACAGGTAGTTGAGAAATATGGATTTCCGTTAATTAGCAAAGAGACGGCACTGAAGATAAGGAAACTGCGGCATGGAAATTTATCAGACAGATACAGAAACTATTTGATGAATGGCGATGAAAGAGGGAAGTTCGGAATGCTTCCTAAAAAATGGAGATTTTTGTTGGATACACAATTTGATATAAGTGAACAGTGTTGTAACATTACCAAGAAAAAACCGTTTAAAGATTATGCAAAAAAGACTGGAAGAGTGCCATATATTGGGACAACGCAAGATGAAAGTTTTAGACGCGAACACCAGTATGCTCATACAGGTTGCAATGTATATGATGGAAAAACAGTTAAGAGCCAGCCGCTTGGTCCTTGGACAAGGCAGGATGTGCTTAGATACATAGTAGAAAATGATATTGAAATATGTTCTGTATATGGCGACATAGAGCGAACGCCCGGTGGTATATACTACACAACAGGTGAACAGCGTACCGGATGCATGTTCTGTGCTTTTGGTGCACATATGGAAAAGTGTCCGAATAGATTCCAACGAATAGCAATGACACACCCAAAGCATTATCAGATCTGTATGGAATTAAAAAATAATGGGGTAAGGTATCAAGATGCACTGGAAACATGCGGAATAGAGACAGAAACATGGGAACATATTGGACAGATGAACATAATGGATTTTTTAATCACAGGAGAAAAACAATGTTGATTATAAGTCAGAATAAAGAAAAAGTAATGCGGTTTGGCATATCTTTCAACGCGTTAAAGTATGCAGAACGAACCGATCGCAAAGGGAAACAGACGATAGTCAGACACACAATCTGCATATCAGATGGATTACTGGAAGAGGTTGCAGAATACGAAAGTAAGGAGCGGTGTATGGAGGTGATGAAAGAGTTTTGCGAAGCATATACAGATGGATACTACACGACGGAATATTTCGATGATTTAGCAAAACCGCACAAAATGGCAATATATATGCGAAATCAAGTATATGAGTTTCCAGAAAAGTGAGGAGGATGAGTAGAATGATGTCCTGCAGTGATTGCCTGTGTTATTACTGCCTCTACTACTGGTCGGAGCGATGTCCCTACGGAGCGTGTTATGACGATCACAGAGCACAGGCAGATCCATACACGGATCATTATCCGGAAAGGCATCTGTGGTCAGACAGTCATAAGCCAGGAGAGCAGGCACACTGGTGCAGGGGCGGCGACTTATATCCGACAGAAGAATGCCCATATTTCGAACAGTATGAAGGGCAGAAAATAGAACAATGTTACCGTGCAATGATTTCCGCGTTCCAAGATGGATACCGATCGTGTCCGATGATGGTGAATGGAACATGCGAAAAGTGTCTGCGAGATCTGAATGAAGCCATACAGGGAGGATGAATAACATGACAATATACCATAAAACATTGCAGTACCACGAAGGTGGGAAACAGCCAGGGCTTCCAGTGCTGAAAAATAATGAACAGCGGAGAGCGTGGCTCAGAAAATACAAAGAATGGGGATTGTGGTACGAAGACGAGAATATTGGATGTAAATATTACAAGTACGATTTTGACAACGGGGCAAGATTGATCGCGGAAACATATATCATTCCGGGCAATAAACACACTCCGGAAAGAGAAAGCTGTTATTTCCATCTGGTAGGAGGCCCGGAGGCTGAAAAGAAAAATGGAGTTCCTAAGTGGAATGTAAGAGAAGCTTACAGCAAATATCCCAACAGTGAAACGGAACTGGCAGAATTTTTGAAATCATTACAGAAGGGGAAATAAAAAATGAATTACGACAGAACGTGTGACACATGCAGATACCACGGCAGCAGAGGGGTCTGTGTGTGCCCGAAGAGTGAAGAGTTCAGAGATGTTACAGTGAACACATACTGCTGTGGACAATACGAAAGAAGCTGGAAAAAAGCTATGGTTGAGGCGTTCATGAAAGGGGCGGGAAGATGAGCGATGAAAGCAGCAGAAAAAAATGTAAAACGTAAAGCACATTATGATCATCTGGAGCAGAGTGTTGATGCTGATGCAGCCAGAAGATTCCATGAACCAGCCGCAGTAAAGAGCAAGATGACAAAACTGGCATCAGTCAAAATTATAGAACATTACATAGAACACACCGATGATGAAGACGGTGAAATCCTGGAAATAATAGCAAGGAAATGCATGAGGGGAGGCGATTCCGGTGGAGATGACGGAAAACGACAAGAAAAAGGAGTTCCTGAGAAGATACCGGGAATGTGAACGGAGGGAGCAGGAGATCCTGGAAGAGATCCAGAGGCTCCGGATGGATCAGATGTTTCCATCCAGTGTAAATGACGGGATGCCGAAAGGAAGCCAGCAGTCTGATCTGTCGGATTATGTGGTATCTATGGAAAGACAGATCGGCCGGCTGAAACGGGAACGGCTGAAAAAAGCAAGGACACGTGAACAGATCGACCTGGCAATCAGACGTATGGAGAACCCGGATGAGCAGAGGGTGCTGCGACTGCGGTATCTGTGGGGGCTGAATTGGGACGACATCGGAAGAAAGATGGGGTGTGATCCAAGACATGCAAGAAGAATTCACGGATGGGCATTAAAAAATTTCAAGATGTCCTAGAATGTCCGCCTTGCCATGTGATATAGTGTAATCAGTTCAGTTTGGGAATGATGCTGACATGATTGGTTCTTTTCATTTACCTCCGTATATTGTATATCTGCCGGGTCTCAACAGCCCGGCAGCATTGGAACATAGCTCAGTCGGTGAGAGCAGTCTCAAAGGAGATGGTGGCGAGAGCAGTCTCGTGAGTAGACAAAGGCGAAGGTTCGAGTCCTTCTGTTCCGATTTCCCTGATGGGGACATATAAGAATCCTTTCTCAAAAGAATAATACTTTTCCGCAAGAAGACATCTGGCAATGCTGGGTGTCTTTTTGTGTACTTACAAAACGACGAATAAGAGGTGGTGAGGCTTGGCAAGAGCACCGGATAAACGAATAGAACAAGCAAAACAGATGTATTTGCAGGGACAGAAATTAGTTGAGATTGCAAGTCAACTAAATATCCCGGAAGGGACAGTCCGAAGATGGAAATGCACGCACAAATGGGAAAACGAGCGTTCGGATATAAAAAGCGAACGTTCGAAAAAGAGAAGAAAAGGCGGTCAGCCGGGGAACAGAAATGCGACCGGGCCGCCTGGGAATAAGAATGCTGAGAAGTATGGATTCTTCCGGAAATACCTGCCGGAGGAAACACAGGAAATCTTCTCGGCGATTGAACAGGCTGACCCGCTGGATCTTCTATGGCATCAGATTCAGATCGCATACGCTGCCATTATACGTGCACAGCGTATTGCCTACGTGAAGGATCAGCAGGACAAGACGATCGAAAAAATAGAAAACAAAGAAGGAAACGTTTTCGGAGAGAAATGGGAAGTACAACAGGCATGGGACAAGCAGAATGAGTTCCTGAAAGCCCAGGCACGGGCACAGGGCGAGCTGAGGAACATGATCAAGCAGTATGACGAGATGCTGCATAAAAACTGGGAGGCAGCCAGTGAGGAACAAAAGGCACGCATCCAGCAGTTAAAGGCACAGGCAGACAAAATCAGCAGGGAAAACGGAAACGAAGACCAGGAAGACGGGGTGGAGATTATCAATGATGCACCAAAAGAAACAGGTACGGATATCTGATATTGTGATCCCGAAGTATCTGCCGGTGTTCAATGACAGGAAGTACAGGCACATTATCCTGACATCGGGGCGAGCCGGTACGAAATCCAGTTTTGTGGCGATCCGTGCCAACTATCAAATCATAGCGGACAGTCATGGTTCAGTAGTGGTGCTGCGAAAGCATCACAACAAACTGCGAAAAACGGTGTATAAAGAAATGCGTCGTGGAATTGGCAGACTGCAAATACCGAAGAACCGCTTTCGGATCACAAAGTCACCGATGGAGATTAGCTACCGGAAGAACGGTTCGACCATATACTTTTCCGGATCAGATGGCATTGACGATACCAAAGGTATCATTGATGAGGACAAGCCGATCAAACTGGTCATCCTGGACGAGCTGACAGAGTTTTTTGAGGACGGTGAAGGAGAAGATGAACTGCAGAACATTGAAGCAACGTTCATCCGCGGCAACAGTTCCGGGTTTCAGATGATCTACCTGTTCAATCCACCCAAGAACCCGAATGCCCCGATCATGGAATGGCTGAAGAAGATGGAAGAACGCCCGGACTGCATCCACATTCACACAGATTACAGGGATGTACCGGAAGAATGGCTGGGGCGTGACCTGATCGAGACTGCCGAGACCATGATGCGTCTGGATAAAAAACAATACAGCTGGGTATGGCTGGGGGGGGGGGTGGGGGGTGATGAGAGTATTTTTTTTTTATTTTTTTTGCCGCGCCA